TCCGACTACACCAACAAAGTCACATACGTTTGGTACGTTCACCTCTGGTACAAGTACAACAGCGCAAAAAATATACTTTAAACCTGATGGAACAAAACTTTTTATTTTAGCACAATCTGACAGTAGCAACACCGAGTATGTGTTTGCGTATGATTTAAGCACGGCATGGGATGTTAGTTCTATTACATCGACGACAACTCCTGATGAAATTAGGACTCTAACAACCACTGAAGATGACTATAATTTTGGTGGGTTGTTCTTTAACAGCACAGGAACACAGTTAGTTGTAGCACAACAGTTTTCTCTACATTCGTTTACTCTTGGTACAGCCTGGGATATTGAGGGTACTTTTACCAAAGATCACAACAAGATACCTATCTTTCATTTTGCAAATATGAACACTGCGGAAACTCGTGGGTTTGTTGCAAAGCCAGACGGAACAAAGGTGTTTTTTGGAGATCAACTTTATATCGCTTCCGTAGATTTAGACACGGCCTATGACTTTACTACTATGAATACCCAAAATATAGGCGGCGGCTTTGGGCCGTATACCCTTGTTGAAGAATTTGGTTCGTCTTCTTGGCGGGTTGCTGGGGCAATAGTTAAAGACTTCAGGTTTAACTCTGACGGTACAAAAATGTACACGTTAGAGTATCGGAATACTTCTTTAATTGTATCCTATCCTCCAGAGAGTACTATTAATTCGTCAGCAAATTGGTACGTGGCAGAATACGCGTTAAGTACTGCTTATGATGTGACAACAGCGTCGTACACAACCGCAGCACCGCTAGAGACTTCAACTGGATATGTGGGTGCTGGGACACCTGAATACCCTTATTCTTTTGATATAGGACCTAATGGTGAGTTTGTTTTAGCGGGACGACGCGGGTTGTTTATTGGGACTATGACAACGGCAGGAGACATATCTACTTTAGGTGACTTAACTTTTGCTACTGTCCAAGGGAGTTCAGATGTTTGGTCTGATCGAAAATGGTATTGGGGGGACAACGGTACCACTACTATTGATAGAACTGCGGCAGCGGTTCGATTTAGTCCAACAGGAGACGCTCTTTACTTGCGGTTTAGAAGGACGCAAGATGAGGCGTATATGCTTAAAGTTGAATTAGCCACCGCATATGATTGTAATAGTGCAACATTTGTCCCGTATGATGGAACATATGCAGCGATAGACAGTGTGTCTGGTGACGAACCTGGATATCTAAACAATCTTAGGTTTCAAGATAACGGAACTAAAATGTTTATGATGGACTCACTAGTAATTCCCACTTCTGTAAGAACTGACAGTCAGCTAGGTGGTCATCTTAGAATCCGAAGATTTGATTTAAGCACTGCATATGACGTTAGTACTCTTACTGAGCTAGACAACGCGGATTTAACTGGAGATTTAAACGCAACAAATATGACATTCCCTGTAAGTAACGCGATGGCTTGGAAGCCTAATGGTTCTCAGGTATTTTTGTCTACTGGTTTTAATATAATTGCGGGTTACACGTTTGGTGGAAGCTGATGTATGTTTTGGTTGATGACGACAACAATTTGATAAAGTTTCCTTTTAGCCCTTCAGAGCTAAAACACTTGCACCCAAATGTTAGTTTTCCTGTGGACATGCCTGACAGGCTGTTGGCAGAATACAATGTCAAGAAGACAAAAACATCTCCTCGTCCTGCTATTAACGAGGAAACAGAAACATTTAAACGGACGATACAACGTGTGGGGGATGATTGGCATGTAGTCTATAAAGCTACTTTACGTCCTAAAGATGAAATTATTTCTAACGTAAAAGAAAGAATACAACAGCACTTAGATCGTACCGCTGATTTAGTTCTTTCTTTTCTTGAAATAAACCAACCTGTGCCTGAGTGGCTGGGGGAGTACAGAAAAGCACTTAGAGCAATCCCTGAACAGGATGAATACCCTTATAAAATAACTTGGCCTGACCAACCTGAAGGAGTGCGTAATGCCTTTATCTAAGTTCGCTTTTCGTCCAGGGATTAATAACGATGTCACCGCCTACAGCAATGAAGGCGGTTGGATTGATGGGGATAAAGTTCGCTTTAGACTTGGTTTTCCAGAAAAAATGGGTGGTTGGGTTCGACAAACTCCCACATCTTTTTTAGGAGCGTGTCGATCTCTTCATACATGGGCTTCGCTTAATGGTGACAAAAACATTGGAGTTGGAACATCATCTAAGTTCTATGTAAATCAAAGTAACGCTTTCTATGACATCACACCTATTAGGGCAACAAGTTCCGCAGGCAGTGTCACCTTTTCAGCTACGGACGGAAGCTCAGAAATTACTGTAAGTCATACGTCTCATGGGGCAGTTTTAGGGGATTTTGTTACGTTTAGTGGTGCAGCTACTTTAGGCGGTACAATTACCGCAAACGTCTTGAACCAAGAATACTATATAACTGAGCTAGTTGACGAAAATAGTTACAAGATTCAGGCACGGGCTGCGGATACCTCAATTTCCTCTATAACCGTAGATGGCGTATTAACGCCAAGTTTAGTAACTGCCAATTCTTCTGACACCGGAGACGGTGGAGCCTCTGTTGTTGGGGAGTATCAGATCAATGTAGGTTTGGATACTGAAGTTGTTGGTACAGGTTGGGGTGCAGGGACCTGGTCTGCGGATGGCTGGGGCGATGCGTCTAGCGAAGCTGTGGTTTCTTCTGGTTTAAGATTGTGGTCTCAGGACAACTTTGGTGAGGACCTGTTGTTTAACGCGCGTGATGGAAACATATACTATTGGAATACATCTCTAGGCACTTCCTCTAGAGCAGTTGCTTTAAGCACCGTCTCAGGAGCGTCAAAGACTCCTACAGTTTCTCGTCAAATTTTAGTTTCAGATAGGGATCGTCATATTATCTCTTTTGGTTGTGATCCAGAAGCAACGCCTGGTGTTCAGGATCCGTTGGTTATCCGGTTCTCGTCCCAAGAATCTTTGACGGATTGGCAGACGCTGCCCACTAACTCCGCTGGAGAGCTACGATTGGGTTCAGGTTCTGAGATCATTGCTGCCGTTGAAACCCGTCAGCAGGTTCTAGTGTTTACGGACACCACGCTTTATACCATGCAGTATTTAGGGGATCCTACTTTCTTTGGGATTAACGCTGTCTCTGAAAACATAACTATAGCTAGTTTTAATGCTGCTATTGCAGTGGACGACACTGTGTTTTGGATGGGAGAGGGCGATTTTTATGCATTTACAGGTGCTGTCCAGAGACTTCCTTGTACGGTACGTGACCATGTGTTTAATGACTTTAACAAAAATCAGTACCGTAAAGTTAGTACAGGTGTAAACGCTCAACACTCTGAGATCTGGTGGTTCTACCCATCAGCGTCTAGTGCTACCAACGATAAGTATGTGGTGTATAACTATGCAGAAAACGTTTGGTATTATGGCGCATTACCCAGAACAGCTTGGGTTGATCAGGGCGTATACGAGTTTCCGATTGCTGCTTCGACGGACAATTATTTGTACTTCCAAGAAAACGGGCTGGATGATGGTAGCTCTAACCCTGCTTCTGCGATAACGTCGTACATTACTTCGGCCCCTGTAGACATTGGGGATGGGGAAAACTTTGTGCTAGTCAAACGACTTATGCCTGACGTTATCTTTAGAGACTCTACTGAACCGTCTCCTGTCTTAGACATTACGACGAGAGTTCGTAATAAATCTGCGGGACCCTTTAACAAAGAGACATCTAGTTCTGTGTCGGATGACACGGAGTTGGTTAATCTAAGGCTACGAGGGCGGCAAATGTCTGTGGATGTTCGCTCGGATTTGGCGGGTACAACATGGCGATTAGGCACTCTAAGGTATGACATTAGACCGGATGGCAGACGATGAGCAGGAATCTTGTAAGACCGTTTTTTCCTATCGCTCCTACTTCGTATACTCAAACGTACATGAACGAGATTGTGCGATCTTTTTCTGTTTACCTGCAACAGGTGCAACAACCAGGGGAAGGTCGGAATACAACCATTGTTTTGACTAAGCTTCAAACGGATGATTTTAACTTAGAAATAGGAACATTGTTTCAACAAGATGGTTTTGTTAAGATAGCTCAAGGAAACACTCCGCATGTTAGAGGTTTATCTGGCACATCTGCGGTAGGAACGGTTACGGTGACGACGACATGACAGATACTATTCTAACAATGATTGACGGTTCTAAGTGGAAACCTTCAGGAAGTTCTGATACAGTGCATTGTATACACTGCGACAACGCAGTTGATACGCCAGAAGAAATTACAAGTTATCCCAAGGGAAAGTGCCCTGACTGTGGTAATCCTTGGATTGGCTCCGAAAGGCGCAGTACTAGTATTAATGTAACAGCACCTGAAGCGATCTCAGGAGAGGTATAATGCAGCAAGAAGCACAAACAGAAAAGAAAACAGGCGATTTATTTTCTTCTATAGGCGCACTTGTCGGGTTAGTTGCAGGAGGCGGCAATCCTTTAAGCGCGGCTCTTGGTTCTGGTCTAGGTAGTCTTCTATCTGGGGGATCGATGCAGGACGCGTTTCGATCCGGTATCGGAAGTTTTCTAACAGGTTCTACCTTTGGCAAAGCGGGTGCGGCATTAGATGTACTAGGCAATCTTGGCGGCGGCGGTCAGGGGGCATCGCCTCAACAGCGCGGCACGGATTTTATGAATCAGTTGTCTACTCAAAAAGGCCAACAGCAGGCAGTACTAAGTGCGATGGGGAACGTAGGTGGTCCACAGACGCAAGCTGCGATGGGCATAATGCAGTCGTTAGGTATCACACGACCTGATGGTAAGACGGACCCGATCATGGGCGCATTGCTTCAAGAAATGCTGTACAAGCAACGTCGCCCACGATTTGAGAACTTAATGAGCAAAGAAGAACTAGCTCAATATCGAACTGGAGAGCGCAACCCTAACTACACTGGGACAATCGTTCCAGGTGTTCCAGGTGCGGGTAACCGTATTCAACGTCGTGCGATGGGTGGGTTTATTGAAGGACCTGGCACGGGCAAGAGTGACTCGATTCCGGCGGCGATCTACCAGAACGGTGGACGAGTGCAGGAAGCACGGCTATCGGACGGAGAGTTTGTCATGACAGCGGATGCTGTTAAGGGTGCAGGGGGCGGCAACCGCAACGCGGGGGCTGCGAAGATGTATCAAATGATGAACCAGTTTGAAAGGATGGCATAACCCATGGCGGAACAAGTTGTCAAAACCATGGAACTTCTTCCTGACTATCAGGAAGAGTTTCTAAAGAACTTACTGGCAAACATTTTTCAGACAGACGAAGACGGGAACATCATCGGTGGTTTAGCTACTGAGTCTCCGTTATACGGCAAGCCTGTATATCAAATGGAGGGTGGAGGCACCACTCTCGATCCTACAATGGCGGCTCTTGATCTTGATGGAAACAAGATTCAGTTTTATGAAACGCCTGAAGGTGAGTTTACTACAGATGCAAGCCTTGCAGCTACAGACCAGTATGGTGAACCTATCTTTGCCGTAGAGGGCGGGGTTGCTCCACCTGAAGCTATAGGGTTTACGGATGCACAGGTTGATGCCATCCGCCGTTTGACTGGGTACAAGGATCCTGTAACAGGGGAAGTTATATACGAAGGCTTAATGGGGGCGTATGAACCGTACCTTGATGAGTCTTTAGACATGTTCCGAAAAAGTGCAGACTTAGCGGAGTCTAGCACCGGACGGTACGATCCTTTGGGTGAAATAGTTTACGACACCGTCACCGAAACGGACCCTGTAACAGGGGAAACAATAGAAAAACAAGTAGCTCGTACTGTAACTGACCCAGAAACAGGGGAAGTTTCATACGTTCGCGAAGGTGGCTACGAAGCTTTTTATAATCCGTTTGTTGAGGATGTTGTGGACACCACCTTGGCGGACATTAAACGTCAAGGAGAGATAGAACGATCTCGTTTAGGTTCTCAGTTAGTAAGTAGCGGTGCGTTTGGTGGCTCTCGTCAAGCTATCGCGGAACAAGAGTTGGCTCGTAATGTAGGTGAGCAGGTTGCCAAGACAGGCAGTGAGCTTCGCTCGGCGGCATTTACTGGTGCGCTTGATGCCTCCATGAACGCCTTCGAAAACCAGCAGAAGCGTGGAATAGACGCTGCTACAATGTTCAGTCAACTGGGTACAGGAATCGGGGCACTTGGAGAGGCCGCGCAGCAACTTGGTTTCCAAGATGTAAACGCGCTGTTTAACACTGGTCGCCTAGAACAAGAGCAGCTTCAGAAAGAATATGATGCACAACGTGCGGCACAACTTGAGGAAGCCTATGAACCGTTTGCTCGTTTTGCCTATATGCGTGATATTCTATCAGGTGTTCCTGTGTCAGGCACAGGCATCTCGGCGGTGGGTATTCCAGAATCAAGCTCATTTAATAACGTGTTGACAGGGGCTAATGTCTACTCAAGTTCACAAGGTGACGGAAACATCTTTGGCAAACTTGGTGG